TGCATCCATAATGTGCGGGTAACATAGGAACCTTATCTATCTTAAATATCTGCCCATCTAACGGTTCGCATTCTTCGCAGACCTTTTCATCCCTCTGCGTAATCCACTCAACTTCCTCGACCCCGGCTTCTATAAAAGCTTCCGTGATGGCATCCAACGTATAGTCATCAGCCGTTTGTCTGAACTGTCTGACTATGTATCGGATACCGATGTCGAGTTGCTTATTCCGTTCGCGTACCGTTCGGACAGATAATAATGCTTCAATGAGTCTTGCCCTTTTCCTGTCGGATTCAGGCTCAAACAGATAATGCGTAACAGGATCTAGCGAATCCAGTAACTTAGCGAAGTACATTTGTGCTTCCATGTCATCGGGCGGGGGCTTACCACAAGTCTGGAAACCGACTCTGTAGTAGTAGACTACTATTTTTAAGAGCGCGTCCTTCATATAGGTATTTATATTCTGCCATTCGGTATTGACCGCCCCTATAACATTAACTTCATCGAAGTTGGCAGCACTAAGCTTTCTGCGTATCTTCTGGAACGAACGAAGGATCAGCGTGATGTAAGCTTTAACGATCTTGTCTGTCTTAGCCCACGGTTGAACTTGTCTGGTTATCTTCATCTTCGACTACCTCTTCCTCAGTATCGAATGTTGCAAGTTCGTTTACTGTCTTCTGTTCCTGTTGTTCTTTCCAAGCCTGACCTCTTGCATAAGCTGCATCGGGATCCGGGAACATATCGGAATGTTCAAACGCATCAAGCGGATGGATCTGGTCGCTCGACAGCATCGTTACCAGATTGCTGACCTTCGCAGAATCGTTCGTGTAATTCCTACGCGGGAACCTTATATCGACCTGATCGTTCGTCAGGTTAGTACCACCGATGGTATTGCAGATATTGATTAAGGCATTGAGGAACTTACGTTCCGACCTTCTGAAGAATGACTCAGCATTCTTTGCCCTTGTTTCTGCATCTGACCATCCGTTACGAAGCACGATAGCAGACCCGGTATCTCCGTTCGTGGAGCCGTCCGACCTATCCGGGATACCGCAGATCTCAAGTATCTGCTCGGATAAGTTATCGACAAGCGTCTGCACCTGATCCTGATTAAGTTCCTGTGTAAGATAATAGGCTTTACCATCTTTCGGGATGAACAGACCGCCTATCTCTTTCAGAGAAGACATGAACTCAGCTTCGGCATCAGCCTGTGATTCGCCGCTTTTAATCTCCGGGATCATTCCCTCAAGGCAGAGGATAGCCTGAATGAACTGTTCCACACCATCTACCCTGTTGGACTGCACCGTATTGATGGCATCCAGAAGGGCAATGACCAGTTCGATATATCCCATCCTTGCGCTGTTCAGCGGATATTCATAGATTGGGATATCCGGCAGCGAATGCGCTCCCGATTTTGTAAACTCATCCGAAGCATCGTTATAATCATCATCAAGGACAAAAAAGTCCGTAGCCGTATAAGCATAATAGATATGGCTGTCATCTTCCAAAGTGATGTAATTGCAGCCAAGCATCCGTTTATGCCCAAGCCTTGACGAATAAACGACAAAGGAATTCCGTGGGTCGAGCGAGTAAGCTTCAAACGGAGATTCAGTATCATCAAGCCTTTCAGGCTTCGGCAACACCATCTTGTACCCGGCACCCGATATGACTTCCCACTCAAACACAGAGAGGTCAAGGCAATCCTTGGATTCCATTTCGCACCATCTGTTCAGCTTCTTCAGCCCTTCGGGAGGGGCTTCCTGATCTAAGCTGATATACTGGATGGGCGAAGAAAGGAAATAGCCGGTGACGAAGGAAACTATCTGATTAGCCTTATTGACAACCACCTTATTAAGGATATTGTCGTTATAATCCTTCGTGCGGTTCAGGACAGCCTGATTGCCCGTGTAATACCCATACAGATATTCGATATCGGAAGCATTTGTTTCATGATCTGCCATTGCAGCCTTAATAACATCCCCGATATTCTCCGCGGTTATCTCCACTTCGTCTGTATATAGGACTTTCCGTCCCGTAAAAGTTCTTGTAGTAATGGATTCAGCCATTAGTAAAATTCCTCATAAAAAATAGGCTTCATCAGCCTTTTTTACCTTTCGCCTTTTCCTTCTTGGGTTTCTCTTCAACCTTCGGCTCCGGCTCCCCGTTCATCTGTTCCCATTCCTCGACAGCTTTTGACTCTACGAAGTATGATGCTGTAGAAGCACCACACGCGGGGCAGAAGACGCTGAAACCTTTACCCGCTTTGACAGCCGGAACGGGAAAACCGCATGATTTACAAGCTTTCATAACTTAGAATCTCCTTTTAAACGTATATGCATAGTTATTATCGAACCTGAAAACCATCGCTATAGCCATAGCGAGTGAATCAGGCGCGTCATCGTGCTGTTTATCGTCATAGATCTTAAAGCCGTAGACATTATCCATGAACTTCTGGTAATGTGTTTTACGATGGTTGGAATCGAGGAACAACATATGCTCTCTTATATCCGAAGCCTTATCCATAATGCGCTGATGCTTCGATTTATTAGTCGAAGCGGGCTTGGACTGCACCGTACATCTGACCTTGTCCTTATGGAGCATATCCTCAAATTCCTGAACATAGGATTCCAAGGTCTTATTGGCTTCAAACTGTATCAGTTCCACGCCGTAGTTCCGTATAGCTTCTTCTATAAGCGGCATGGATATCTTTTTACCCTCAAAGCTATAGATGACTTCCGGCACATAGATATCATCGCCATACATCACGCAGACAGGGGCAGCTACGGCATCACCGCCACCGAACGCGGGGTCAACAGCCATAAATATCCTGTCTGGATTGCCACCGGGAAGTTCGCCGTTATAGAACCTGAACTCGCCCGAAGTAAACAGGCTGCCCATACGTTCTATTGGTTCTCCCATATATTGCGCCAACCACGATGCCATATCATCATTGCGTTCAAAGGATGCCCTTCTTTGGCGATAGTACTCAGTACTGAACCCCAAGTTATAGTCATAATCGAAATTACTCATGTCATCGGCATTAAGTGCCGGGACATTGACTATCTTGTACCTTACCGACCGGTACTGTTCGTCATTCTCCAGAAGCCCTATCCGCATTCCTTCGGGATCCACCACCGACCAACGAGTACCTATCCACAGATGCTTTGCCGTCTGCTTTGCCCTCGGTATCAGGTTATTATCAACCTTGCCCCAAAGCTTTAACATCCTGTCTTTGGAAATAGCTTCTTCGTAGCCGGAGCAGAGATCATCGCCGATCATCAGTCCGGCACAGTCGCAAGCACCATTCAAGGTTCCATCAATCGACCTACACGTTATCGACGGATATCGGTTCTTCCGTAAAATATTTACGGTAAGATCAGCAGCGTTCTTTGAAACGAGCGGGCAATGTGGGAAAACCTTTTGCCAGTGATAGGTATATGGATCCGTGATGATCTCCAAAATGCCCTGATAAAATGTCTTCGCTACGCTGTCAGAATAGGTGCAGTACAGATTTGAATTCTCAGGGTGCCTACCTATCAGCCAACACACATAAAACAGCGTGAGGGTTGTTTTCCCGGTTCTGGCGGGCATTGAGAGGAACAATTCGTCAAGTTCCCCATCCTCTAACGCTTGCATGGCTTCCACGATGGCTTTCAGCTGCTTCTTCCTCGGATGGTAGAACTTTTCATGCGGCGCGCGGTCTAACTCAATGTATTCCATGAAGGATTCAAAATCGTTCGGAGCCTCCAGAAGCAGCATCTGGGAGTATATCTCATAAAAGTCCGCAACATCGGCACCATCGCGCATAGCGGTCACAGCCAAAGCCCGGACTTTTCTGATAAGGAACTTCACATCCGCATATTCAGCGGTCTTCGCAGCCCCTATGAAGTCAAAATAGCCTTTTGCCTCATGCGGGGCTTTTATAATGCTCTGATATATCGCGTTGCAGAGCGTCAAGCGTTTCTGCATCGTTTCCTTTGAAATCTTCATCTTGTATATCTATCACCCTCAGATACTTATCCTCAAGGGCTTCCTCATCTACGGTTTCCACCCTCTCAGCCCGAATCCGCAGATCCGTCTGGTCGCTGTATGCAAAGTGGTTCTTTAACAGGAATATAGCCGTGACCGGATTTATCTTCTGGTCGAGCATCAGTTCAAGCATGACATTTTCTATCATTGCCACGCCCTGATCCAGTTCATCCTGTGTGTTCTTATCGACCGTCCTTGAATTAAACAGGCTCTCAAGACCTCTTCTGTCTGTCCCAAGCGACAGCGCATACCCCGTCAAGTTCGGCTTGATGCCGTCATCCACGCACAGCTTCAGGTATTCCACCGTGCGCTCCCTGACCTGATTGGCATCCGTCCTGTCCATCTTTGGCAGAGCCTTTAGCTTCACCGTATGTACTATATATCTGGCATTCTCCTGTTTCCGTTCAGCCGGAACCGCCGGACTTGCCATCTCCGCTAACCATTTGTTCTCCATCTAGACTCCTTAAAACGCGGTCACCGGTCTCCATCACAGCCCCCTCAGAAACGGGAACCATTATCCACCCTTTATGCTCTCAGCCAGTTCCTTCACCGCGTTCTTCCCGTATTCCTTTAATGCTTTCTTCCGTTCAAACTCGCGACCTTCCTTCAAAAGCCTTTCGTTCTGGTCTTCCGACCATACCCTCGGCTTGGAATACCACTCAAAGTCGGAATCCCGGTATATCTTCTTCTCAAA